AATGGTCTTACTAATTTCAATCTTCTCAAAGCCAATTTGAAGGTTAAAATTGTTATTAACGGTAATGGTTTTCAGTATGGCCGTATGCTTGTTTCGTATCTACCTTTTGGTTTTTATGATACATTAACTACAAATGCTGCACTTATTCCTCAGGATTTGGTTCAAGCTTCGCAATTGCCGCACGTATTTTTGAATCCTACGGTTTCTTCAGGTGGAGAGTTGAAACTTCCTATGTTCAATTATCGGAATTACTTTGATATCCCAACTTCACAGTGGAGTGAGATGGGATCGCTTGCCTTTCGTACCCTAAATCCACTCAAACATGCAAATGGAGCTACTGATGTTGTTACTATTACTACATTTGTTTGGGCTGAAGATGTTTCTATGAGCGTTCTTACTTCTGTTGATCAGGATACACTTACACCACAATCTGGTGAAATAGATTCTGCCAACAAAACAGGTGTTGTTAGTGGACCAGCGACTTCGGTTGCAAAGTTTGCTGCATATCTGAAGGGAGTCCCGTATATTGCACCCTATGCTTTAGCTACAGAAATTGGAGCCAACGCAGTTGCAGGTATGGCAAGGATATTTGGTTATTGTCGTCCCCCAATCACCAAAACACCTGAACCTTTTAGGCCTACCCAACTTAGTTCTTTGGCTTTGACTAATGTACCAGACAATGCACAGAAACTCACGGTTGATGATAAACAAGAATTGACTATTGATCCACGTATTTCTGGTTTAGGATCTGCTGATCCCCTCAATATTCGAGAAATTGCTAAAAGAGAGTCTTACCTTACTTCTTTTTCTTGGGCTATTGGGGCAGGACCAGATACTCTTTTGTGGAATGCGCGTGTTGATCCCTGTCAACATGTTAGTAGTGCTGGTCCCCCATTAGCATATCATTTTCCAGCTTGTGCTTTTGCAGCATTGCCTTTTCAATATTGGAAGGGATCAATGAAATTTAGATTCCAGATTGTTTGTTCTGCCTTTCATAAGGGTAGGCTTAAAATAGTTTATGATCCGAATTTTATTGCATCTAATACTTATTTAGGCTACTCTGAGTACAATACCAATTATCTAAAGATTGTTGACATTGCAGATGAACAAGACTTTACTATTGAGATTGGTAATGGACAAAGCACTTCGTTTTTGAAACATCAGCTTATTGGACAAACTTCAGTTTCTACACTTCATAGTACCTCTCGATATACGTCTAAAGATGAGGGAAATGGAGTTATTGGAGTTATAATTGTTAATGAACTTACCACGCCCAATAGTACAGTTGATAATGATATTCAAATCAATGTGTTTGTTTCCATGGGCGATGATTTTGAGGTTGCTGTTCCTGATGATTATTTCCAACACTTTGTTTTGAAACCACAATCTGGTGTCTTAGTACCTGAATCCATTGGTACTAGTGAACCTGATGCTCCTCAACAACAGATGTCAACAATAGTGGGTCTTCCGCCAGCTGAAGACGCAAACTTGAATAAGGTTTTCTTTGGTGAGGCTATTACGTCTTTTCGGCCTATGATTAAGAGATATAGTTTGTGGAACACTATTCCAAAACAAGATAATATTCCTACAGTTATTTCAGGTAGGATGCCAAATTTTCCATATCTGAGAGGTAATGTTCCAGGAGCCGAGGATGTTACGGCTGCAGTTGCACCTTACAATTATGTTAATACTATTTTGTTACATTGGGTTCGTTGTGCTTTTTCAGGCAGTAGAGGAGCCATACGATATAAATTAATTCCACGAGGAATACAAAGCCGTGGAGATAGAATTGAGGTGCAACGTGCCCCCTTTATACCTGGTACACCAGGTTATGAACTTGTTGTTAATTCTATGGTTAATTTTGGAACTGTTACTAGCGCTCGTAAAGCCATCATGACTAAATGGTTAGCTGGAACTTCCAATAGTCTCCCTACCGAGGATGTACCTTTGGGTTCAACTCGTGGTCTAGCCATGACTACAAATCAGGTAAATGGTGCTTTGGAATTCGAAGTTCCATATTATTCACAGTATCGTTTTACGCCTGGCAAAATTGCCAATTATACTACTAGCCAGACTTTCGAAGCTTCATGGGATTATCGAGTTTGGTATAATTCCGAGCTTATTGATTCGGCAAATAGTACGTATGACGTATACGTTGCGGCCGGTGAAGATTTCCAGACATATTTCTACACCGCATTACCTCGCATGTATTACGAATTGGCACCTCCAGCTTAAGCTGGAATTGGAGATAGACACTCCTTATAATTAAATATAGCTTTATAGATTTGCTAGCCGTCAAGAAAATCTTACCCGTCTGTGGTCGACGGGGGAACTCTTTATGTGAGTTCTGGACTACGCCGTATTTGAATTTTTGATTAAATTTTTCCGGTTAAGTCCGGTTTTTAGATCACATCTTTAATTAGCGTAGCCCTATCCTCTTCAGTAATGAAGAAGGCTAAGGCAGTGTGTACATTTATTTTGCGACACTGTCTACGCTGGGC